GTGTTCCCTGTGAATTTTCAACATAAGCCAATGATAAAAGCGGTGCAGTTGGAAATTGTGCAATTAAATCATTATAATTTGTAAAAATGCCAATAAAACCTGTTCCTGTTCCACCACCACCGCCTGAACCTTCTATGTGAATAACTTTCCCCATTTTATGATTGTTGTTTTTGAGTTAATTCAAATTGAACTGTTCCTGTTGATTCGGTTTTTGCATCATACACTATTCGCATGTAAACCCAAGCTAAATGAATGTCATCAACTGCATCTTCAATTGACACATCTGTTGAAAGGTTATTGTAATCAAACCAATTAACATTATCATTTGAAACTTGGATTGTATATTCACCTTTTGATGAAGTTAAACCTGCAACAATTGGTGCAAGACTCCATTCATATTTATAACAACTTCTTATTGATTGTGACACCTCTGAAACACTTGCATCATGCAGAATCCCATCATTAAAAATAAAATTTGTTTGTATTGGTGTGTTCATATCCAAGATGTTTTTTCAGTCTTCTGACCATTAAATGTTTGGTAACTTGCTTCATTGTCACAAATGAACCATTGAATTGCATCATTGCTTTCAATAGCTTCATTGTAATTTTGAAAAATACTTGTTTCAGTATAGTTTGCTTCTCTTGAAACTTCATTCATGTTCACAATGTTTCCAGTATTGGTGTTCTTCACTTTTTGATTTCTTGTGTACTCAAAGAAAATAAATTTTTCAAGCATTTTCACCATTCCTTCTGACTTGATTTGTGTTCCACAACCGTCTTCATCATAACAAAACTTTTCATAAATATCAATATAAATTTGTGTTTGTGGAACTCCATTCACTAAGTCTGCAATAAATAATTTGTACAAATCACAACCCAACATTTTAGTCAAATAAACTTCTTCATAATTGTCAATGTATTGCTGCAGACCGTTTTCTGTGTCTTTATTTGTAGCAATGCAAATCAAAGCATTTTCAAAGTTTACTGGTGTTATGTTTAAAAGTGACATAGTTAATTATTTATTTTTATTTCTATACTTGGCAATTTATCAAGTGCCTTTTTAAGTTTGCCCCAAACTTTATTGAGGCTTAGACGTTTCCCTTTTCAACAAATAAACCTTCATCATTAATAATTAAAGCTTCTTCTGAATTCATTTCAACTTCAGTTCCAACTTGCATTCCTAATGTTTCAGAAGGGTGTGCTTCAAGGTCTTCTTCTGTTAAAGTGTGAAATTTAACTTCTTCAGTTTTCACTTCTTCTTCTTCAATTTCTTCTTGTTTGTCAAAAGCTCTTGGGTTTAATTCTCTTGCAACAGTTTCTGCACGTTTCTTATTGTGCTTTTCTGCTTCTTTAGCAACTCTTTTTGCTTCTTTGGTATCATTGGCAACAAATATCTTTTTGAAGGCTTCAAAAGCTTCTTCTGTTGTTTCCTTTGCAAATCCTTTTTCAATGAAAATTTTTGCTGTTCTTTCAGACTCATTTGAATGATGTCCTTTTTTGATTCCTGCAGGGTGTTCTTTTGTAAATTCAATAAACATGGCTAAGTTTTTTAATTAATAATGTTTTTTACCACAAAAGCCACCCTATTTTCATAAGGTGGCGATTGAAGTTTTAAGTTATTTAAACTTTTTTAATTGCAGTTATTGCTGCAGCTATTGAAGGAATGTGCATGAATGCATTCTTGTCAACATTTCTTACTAAGAAATTCAATCTCTCGTAAGCTTTAACAGTTACCAACTCTTTTTCAAAGTTAGTTGCATTTTCAAAACCAAATTCAACAGTTACACCTCTTCTTGAAACAACAGTTCCTTTTGTTGTGTCCATGATGTAAGCTTCATCTGCAGGCACTAATTGATTTGTAAGAACTCTTACAGCACCAATGTTCACACCGTCATTTGTTATCCAGTTAGGAATCATGTAGTTGTTGTTTAAGTCTTTTTCTAAAGTCATTAAACATTGGTCTGCAGGATTCAATAACATAACATTTGCATTGAATTTGTTATTTTGTCCAAAGTCAGAAATCTGACATGCAGCAACTCGAACCAAGTCAATTAATGTTGCAGCTTGTACACTTAAAGCATAAGCACCTGCAGCAAATGTTGAAGCAACTGCAGCAACAGAATTTAATTCAGGATAAACATCTGTTCCTAAAAGTAAACCTTCGTCAACTTTTAAAGCAACATCTGTGTTCACTAAGTCACGAATTTCACCAGTTACCCAGTCATAATCTTCCATCATGTCAATACAAACATCAACCATATCACGAACCTTTGTAATTTGTAATGTTCTAACTTTCCAAGTAATTTTTGAATTGTGAGTTGTAGCAGCACATCCTGCAACGTTTTTGGCGTCTCTTACAACAGTTTCTTGGTCATTATACTTGATGTATTCTTTAGTTGTGTTTCTTTGGTTAAATAAAGAACGCATTAATGGCATTCTTGTAGCTATTTGACCAACACCTGAAAGCATGTCTGCAAAATCTGTTCCTGCATCAATGTCAGAAGCAGCTTGTGAAGCTTTAATTTCAAGTCTAACTTTAGTATCACCATTCTTAACCATTGATTTCAATGTGTCTGCTTTTTCAGTCAATCCTTTTAAGATTGCACTTTGCATTGTCATAGGTAAAGTTGAAGTCTTGCTGTCAAGTTCCTTCATTACTTTAGCTAACTGAACACCTTGTGATTCCAATGAAGACTTCATTGCAGTTATGTTTGCAGAAGTTAAGTCTTTAAGTTGCTTTTGTATTGTTTCATTGTCAGCATCTTTTTCAGACAGTTGTTTGTTTAAATCTGTGATTGACTTTGTTTGCCACTTGATAAGGTCGCCAAGATACTTTGTGCCTTCTTCATCTGTGAAGTCTTTTCTTTCTTCATCTGAAAGAACTTTGAAGTTTTTTACCCCATCTTTAAGAACAAACCAAATTGGTAATGCTGCCATTGACACACCACTTATTGCACTCGCCTGAATGCTTTCTGCTAATACTGAAGTGTCCATTCCTGAACAAGCCATTGTTGTTGTTACCGCTACAAGCGTTAATACTGCTAATGCAAAATATCTTAATTTGGCATTAAATAATTGTTTCATTTTTTTCATTGTTTAAAAGTTTTTACTGATTTTACTGATTAAATTAATTGATTTTTGTGACTCTTCTTCTTCTTGAATGTCAGTTTTAGACGGCTTCTTATTTTTCAAAGTGTCCTTTTGTGACGGTTCATTTAGTTCTAAGTCGTTGATTATTTGCTTTAGTTGAAGAACTTCCATTTCAATTTGTTTATGTTGTCCTTTTCCTTCAGCGTTTGATTTTACATTTTTTGATAAGCTGTCAAGTCTTTCATTAAGATTGAACTTGATTGCTTCATTCATTCCTTTTGATTTGCTTCCAATTACAGGTGTTAATTCATTTGCACCATAAGAAACAACTGAAACTTCAAAAAGTTCAATTTCTTTAATTACAAAGAAATATCCAAATTCATCTGCCTTTTCAGGATTCAATGCTAATGGATAAAATTCATTCCATGCTGCACTTTCTCTTTGGTCTGTTGAATCTTTAACTGCCAAGACTAATGACTTGTATCTGAAGCCAATTGAATGATTGTCATAAACACCTTCTTGATAATTTATTAAGTCATCATTCCCTTTTGATGTTGCAGGAATGTGTGACTCACAATAAATAACTGTCTTTGAATCAATTATTCTCTCGTCAATTACATCAATACGCCCAACAACATTTTGTGTGTTCAATACGTGGTCAGATTGGTGTTTGATTTTTGCAGTTGCATTTGAAGCAGCCCCCCTGTCATTTATTGATTTGACTGCACAACCTGTGATTAACATATCTTGGTCACTATCAATGAAGAAGTAAGTGTTTGCAATAAATTTTACAGTCCTGTTTTCAGCATCAACTTCCTTAATTGATTTGATATTTTCAACTGTCTTAACTCCAAAGTGTGTTCCAAGCTTTTGTGCTAATGTTTTTTTATTCTTCATTGTTTGGTGTGTTATTTAATGTTAGTGCTTCAGCTTCTTCTTGTGTGAAATCATAATTTGATACCAAAAGAAGTTGTTTACCTGCTTCAGAAGTATTCATGTTCAGAATCTTTTCAATTCCTTCCATTTTTAATTTGTCTTTTTGTGCTTCAGTTCTTTGGTCAGACTGTAAAGCTTCAATTGAAGAAATGTCAAGCCTTACACTATAATTTGCATTGTCTCTTTCATTCCAACCTTGAACAAAGAAGTTGTTGAAGTGGTCAACATCATTCTGCAAAGGTGGCAACACTCCATTGTTGTAATATTTCTTGTTGTCTTCAACAGTGTTGTTGTATGTGCTTGAAGCTTGGTCATTGAACATTCTTGAACTAACTCCATAAGCAGAACAAAAATCTCTAAGCTTTACAACTCCATTTTCAAGAATTTGCAAATCTTGTGGTGACATTGCAAACTTTATAAATTCTAATGAAGCAGTTGTTGTTTTGATTGAACCAAAATTTTGACCGCCACCAATACGACTTTTTAAAGATTTGTCTGTGTCTTCAGCTTGTGTTTTTGTAACTGGACGCCCACCTGTTTTTGGTGTAAGCATTCCAATTGCACCTTTGTTTTTTATTAAAGAAGCGTCTGCAGTGATTAATTCATTTGAAGCTTCAAGAACTCTGTACAATGCTTGTAATGGACTTAACCCCATTGCAGGATTGTCACTGTTTGGATTTGGATTGAACTTCTTAAGATGCATTACTTCTTCAACTGCCAAAGGGTAGTTTGTACCTGCATAATTATATTTGTAAGAAGTAGCAACAAAGCCTGTGATTGTTTCTTTTACTTTTGGCGTTATGTATTGAGGTGCTAAATTGTGCCTTTCAGAAAACATGTTTGAACCAATTCCTTTGACACCATATTGAATTTCATTACCTGTTACAAGTTGATAAACAATTGACTGGTAAACGAATGACTTATAAGTGTCAACAGCGTTTGGTTTATGTACAAAGTTATAAAAGTCACCTTCTTCAACTACTTCAATACTTCCATCTGAATTTTTATTCTCAATAATTATTGGAATGTTTGCAGCGTCTTCAGCAATTCTGTTGATAATGGAATAAACTTGATTGTTTGAAATGAAACCTTGATTGACAAACTTTTCAAGATTGGCGTCACCAAATTGAAAGTTTGAAAAGATTTTCATGAACTGGCTTTCACCATGTAGATTGACATTTAAATTACCTGTTAAGGCTTTAAGAGCTAAAGCAAATCTTGACATAAAAAAAATATTGTGCAAGGCGTCTTCACCTCGTTATTAATTCAAAGTTAGAAAAACTTTTTGGATAAGAAAACAATTTGTATTAAGAAATGTAAAATTCATAATCATTTTCAAGCTCTTCATGTGCATATCTCACACCGTCAATGCAATGATTCCAAGCGTCAACAGGTATGTTTGCCCTTTTATCATGCCACTTATAATTGTTCAACTCTTTGTGCATTTCAATGTCTTCTTCTTCAGAAATTATTTCTTTATCATACATTTTTGCAAGACCATTCTTAATGCTGTCTGCACCTTTTGTGCATTTAATAATGTTGAAACCTGCCATTTGAATTTCTTCAATAAGTCTTGGTTCTGCATTATCTGCAACAATTAGGTCATTTTTATCAACATTTTCTTCAAGAAAATCAATAATGTTTTTTGTTGACATTGCCAATTTGTAAAGAAGAAGCTTTGTGAAAATTTGTTCATCTGTTTTGGCAACCTTGGTCAATGTCGTTGCATCATTCACATATCCAAAATCCATTCCATAAACAAAAGGAAGCTCTTCATTGAACTTTCCAATTGACCAGTTTGGAAAAATTACACCTTCAGCTTTATCAAGCCAACCCCCCATGACAATATTTTATATCTCATTGGTTTTTTTAATTTCATTCTTTCAAATGACCTTAAAGAATCTGCAGGAACATATTCAATGCAGTCCAAATAAGAAGTGTGAATGTAACAAACATTACCTTTGACACCATTGAAACCTGCTTCAACTCCCATTTCTTCAAAGAATTCTTTGTAAATCCAATCTTCTTTTGTTGTTGGGTTAAGTATTAATATTTTTATGTTAGGTTCTGAAGAATCTTTTTTATTACCTCTAATTGATAAGCTTACTTTTTCATAAGTGTCAAAGTCAGGAATTTCTTCAGCTTCTTCAACTATCAACATACTAAAATCTTTTAATGACTTAAGTGAAGCTGTTTGTGTTGCAGAACCTGTTTTAAAACCTTTGAAAATTATCTTTGAATCATTGTGCTTGCTTTCAATTCTATTTGTGTTTACAGTGAACTTGCTTTGCTTGTTAAGCAGTGCAATTTTTTCTTCTACTTCAGGAAAGGTTGAATCTTTAGAACTTACATTTGTGTAACGTCCATACAAAATACGGTGGTTTTTTTCATCTGCTAAATAAACAGCAGCAGCAGCAACAGAAAATGATTTGCTTGAATAACGCCCACCTGTAACAATGTATGTGTCAACTCCTTTTGGTCTGTTGAATAGTGGTGCATATTTCTTTGATATTTTCATTTGATAGGGTTTTCTTTTAAGAACTCTTCAAACAATTCAGGTTCAAAGTTGTTGGTTTCAAAAAATCCTTTTGGACATGCATCAAATTCTTGTGCAGTCTTGGCTGTTAAATTGCAACCACAACCACCGTTTTCTTTTAAACATGTGCCTTTGTAAATTCCATCTTTGTGTGACATTGGACAAAGCTTGCAATAGTTTTCAAGTCTATAGTCATGAACTGAAGTTCTTATGTTCAAGGCTGTTCTTATGAAGCCTTCTGTTATGCCTGCAGCTTTTCTGAATATTGAAATTGTAGTCATGATTGAATTTTTAAAATTATCACTGCAGCAATTAAAATTAAGAGAGCTGCCAATATAAGGAATGCTAAAATAATCAATATTAATTTAGATGAAAAATTCATTTGAACCCCCTTCTTTTAAGTTCCTTCATTGAAATATTATAAGCAAGTTCACATTCCCAGTCCCAACCACCTTTTGAATGTATGTGCTTTAACTTGAATCTAATAAATTTAATTAACATTTTCATGATTTATTTTTTATTAATTGACAAGCTCTTCTTTTATTGTTGTTTTTACTTTAATTCCTAAAAAGTATAAGTTTGACGTTGTTGTTTTTAATCTCTTTTGCATTCCTTCTACAAACCAAACACTGAACCAAACGGAAATTGTTTTTTAAATGTTTAATGTTTACAAGGGTTTGGTTAACATGTCACACAGGGTGAAGACAACTTTTAATGATTGTAAATTAAAGATAGTTCTTTTAGCTCTCTTTTAGAAATAAACCAATAACCATTTTTGTGATTCTTTGAACTTTCTTCAATGAACACTTTTATTTTGGCTTTCTTCATTCCCTTTTCAGACCACCCTTTGCAGTTAGTTAGCTTCACAATAATGTCACTGTCACCATAACCACATACAACGCCAAGAGCAGTGTCACCTTTTGTTTCACTGTAATTGTGATGAAAGTTCCCAACTTTGACACCTATGTTTTCAGTGTATAGTTTTGCAATCTTGATTTTCTTTTTATCTCTTGCATTCTTAAATGGATTCAATGACATAGCCTTTTATTTTATTTTAATACCTAAGAAAGTTGTTTTCTTTTTAAGATTCTTATTCTTTTGATGCTTGAATTCGTTGTCCCTGCTTCCAACAGGTGTTGTTGCATCATTATAAAGTTTGATTATTATTTCAATTATTTTCATTGTTCAATGTCGTTAATGTTATTGTGAATAAGCACACCAAATGCAATAAGAAAAAGTACTGCATACCTATATTTAAAATGAAGAAACACTTGCATCTGTGTCAAGTGGTCATTCTCTAATGAATATAAAAATGTAATTACAATAATTAAGATTGTAACTGCTGCAAATAAATAGTTTAATATTTTAGTTAATTTATTCATTGTCTTCTGTGTTTTCTGTGTTGTCGTCAAGACCAACAAATTGAATTATTGTGCTTGTGTCTTTGTCGTCAACAGGTTCAATTGAATTATTATCTGCACGCCCAAACATGTAATTTCTATAATCTTGTAAAGCCTTAGACCTTGTTTTTGGTTTGTTTAGTTCTACAATTATAAGCTTCAAGCCATAAGGTGTTTGTTTGTCTTCAGCAATTTCAAGCAGCTCTTCTTCAGTTGCATTCAACACCAATTCATAAGCTTTAACCAATTGCTTTTTTGTCAAAGGTTCAACCCCCTTTGCAAGCATTTCATTATTGATTGAAGCAAAGCTTTTTCTGTTCACACCTGTCTTATTGATGTTGTCAGGGTTTTCTTTCAAACCATTTGTGTTTTGCTTTCCTTTGAAGTTGTCTAATTTGGACATTATTGAGTTGCTTTTGTGTTGATAATTGCTTTATTTGACATTATAACCTGCTTTTTTAAGCACTTCTTTGATGTTGTCACGTTCATCTTCATTAACATCAATTACAGTTACTCTAATGCTTTTGTTTTTACTCTTTTCAGAATCTAAAGAAACAGGTGTTTGTTTGTTCCATTGTTCAACCTCTTCTGTGTCCCATTCGTTTGCAATTATGTTCCAGTCATCTTTTCCACTGTGAACATTGTCTTTGATTGCAATTTCTCTCAATTTGGCAACAGGTGTTTCTTTTGGAAGTATCTTGCAAGGAATTGTTTTGAACTTTAGTTCTTCCATTGCTTTGAATCGCATATTGCCTGCAATTACAATGTAATTTTCATTGAAAGGATAAAGAACAACTTCACGAACACTTGTCATTTCAGGACATTCTTGAATTGATTTCTTCAGCTCTTCAAAATCTTTTGTTCTTATAAATCTTGGGTTTGAAGGAAGTCCTTTTAATTGACCTTCATTGTTTACTATCTGAATTGGTTTGATTTCAACAACTTCTACTTTGAATTTTTTCTTTGCCATGGTTTATTTCTTTTTAGTTCTAATTATTGCAGGATTTACTTCAAGTTCATGAAATTCATCACTTTCACTTTCTGTTTTTGCAAAGATTCTTGTTCCATATTGAACAGCGTCAACTTCTTTAATGTTGTTTGTTCTTATGTTCACTTCTGTTGACTTTTGCCCTGCTTTATTGAATAATTTTACTTTTAACATTTTAATTTGTTTTAATTGATTAGAGTTTCAAAGATACTAAATTTAAGAAACTGTGAATTTCAAGTGCTGTGGTGCAGTTATATTCATTCTTTTCTTTGGGTTTAAGTTTGCTTGAATCAAGCTTCTTTTGTGCTGAAATTTAAGAGCTTTCAACTTCCTTCTTTCTTTGGGTGTTTTCTCAAAAATTGCCCTATTAATATTTAATAAAGGGTATCTAATTCCTAAGTCAATAAGCTGTTCATCTGTTTTGATGTTTGTTTGTTCCATGTTTTAAGTTTATAGTGATTTATAATAAAATTTCATTGCTATTTCACGCCAAGATTCAACTTTAAATTTTACATCATGAAGCTTTGGTGCAGATTTGATTTTTTTAAATGAACCATAAGGAGTTCTTTCAATTAAACCTGCATAGTCAGGAAGGTCTTCAACTGTGATAAGTCCTTCAGGGGCTGCATAATAAAAGAATTGCGGCATTTCTTCATTGACAATTCCTTTTTCATGTGCATCATTAAGTGCTTTGTGCTTTTCTCTCTTGTTGAAGTCTGCAAAGAAATCACTTCTTGAAACTTTTACTTCAAATTCTGAAGTGATGTCTGACTTTGAAATGTTGAAAACGTCTGACTCCCATTTGAAGAAGAAAATGTTTGAAACAGAAAGCAGGTTTCCTTTTGTGTATAGGTCACGAACCAATTCATTTGTTAATTTTTTGCCTGTTATTTTAATTGCCATTTTTATTTGTTTAATTATTAGAGCCAAAGAAGGGAAATTGAACCCCTTATTTATTAAGATACTATTTTCAAACTTTTTACATTTTATTTTCGTTTCTCAATAAACACGAACCTTTTCACTTTGGCTTTGAAGTTTTATGCAGCTTCTTCTTTTGGAAGGTCTGCAACTTTTTTCATTTTACCGTCAATAAAATCCTTACTTAATTTTTTGTCTTCAACTGTGAACAATTCAATTTGTGCTTTTTTACCGTCAAATAAATATGCAAGAACTTCTTCTTCAATCTTGTCAAGAATGTCCTTCACATCACCTTCAAACATGAATTGGTTGTTGTTCAGCTTTATTCTTGGACTATTCAAAGCACATTTGCTTTTGTTGTCCATCAATTGAGTTCCTTTAATGATAACACTTCTTTTGTCTTTGTCATTTTCAATTTGACCACTGACAGCAATTCCAGTCATGTTGATTTTCTTCATTTGCTCTTGGTGAACATTCTGAATTATTTTCTTAACATCTTTGAATGCTTTTGATTCTTTTGTGTCAAGACCTTTTGAATTTGCCAAGACAAGAATTGAATTCATTCCAAAGCATTTTGCAAGATATTCTTTCAATTCATCAACAGAATTAATTAAGTCAGGGTGAACATTTTCTGAACTGGTCACAGTCCAATCAATTGTGTCTTTCACTCCTTTGTCTTCTTTTGTTTCTCTGTACGTTACCGAAACACCACCCCCATTTGGAAGCTTCAAGTTTAACAGCATAAAGTTTTTTGGTTTTTTCATTTTATTATGGTTTTAATTAATTACAATTTTTTGTTGATATTATTACGCCTAATTTTATTTTGAAAACTTTACCTTTCCAGTTTTCAGACCATTCAGGTTTTGCTTCACCTGTTGAAATTGACTTTAATTCAACAACCATTGAAGGGGCGTTTTTTTGATAGCCATTTTTAAAAACAACAACATCAAATTTTTTTGGTTGCAATCCATCAACACAACAACCAACAGAAAAGCCTTCTAAAAGTCTGTTATTCCAGTATTTTTTTATTTCTCTGTACTCTTCTTGTTTTTTGCCTGACAATATCATGTCAAACCATTTTTTTCTTAAGGTAAGATGCAAAATTTTCTGCTCTGATTTATTCATAAATTACTATTTTGGTTCTTCAATTATTGTGTCAAGGTCTTTTGCTGCAAAAATGATTACTTCTTCAATGTGTCTTCTTTTTTCAAAGAAATTCAAGTCTTTGAAGTCTCTGTCTAAAGCAAGCATTTGACCGTCTATCATTTCAAACTTCCAAATGACAGGACTATATTTTTTTAATTCAATTTCAACACTCCCTTTGTTGTGGTTTTCACCCAACTTTCTGAATCCTTCAATACATTTTGGAATTACTTCTGCATAATAGTATGCAAACAATTTGTTGCTTCTTTCGCTGCTTACTTTTGTAGCAATGAAAGTGAAATCACTTGAAGGGTTTTCCCTGAAGAAATCATGAAATTGTTCTTTGTTATAAATAAATAACTGTCCACTTGCATTTGACTTCAAGCAGCCTTCATAAGTTATCAACTATTTTTTTGTAGATTGTTTGCCATTTCTTTTTTTACTATGGTGTAAATGTACAAAAATTAAAATAAAGTGTTTAAAATGTCGTCTTCTTTATTTTCAAAACCTTCAATCATGTTATTTTCTTTGAAGAAAGTGTCAATTGTAATGACATTTTTATACTTGATTGTCCTTGCAACTTTTGATTTGTTGGTGAAGAAATATCTTGCAGGAGTGAATGACTTGTTGAAATGTTTTTCAGGTATTACAATATTCACATAAATTCCATGTTTTTCATAAACCCACTTTTGATTGAGCTTTGCAAGCCTTGTCATGTTATTTTGATCAAATGATGGTTTAACCTCAACAAAAGAATAAATGTCACCTTTGTCATTTTTCTGTGAAATTATGAACTGCATTGACCTGCTGCTTGTCTTCTTAATTTTTGAATCAATTAATGTTGTGAACTTATTCAAAGCATATTCTGTCCAAATTATGAAAACATCTGCAGTGTAAATGTGTTTAGGCATTAACTCTTCACTTGAAGTTTTTTCTTTTGTTTTAAGCTGTTCAATGTATGAAGACTTAAGACTTTCTGAAAGTGAAAAAGGTGAAGGTTGCAATTCAATGTGCTTAATGAAGCCCCTTTCTTTTAATTCCTTTAGCCACCAGTAAAAATACATTTCTTCATCACTGTCTAATTTTAAATTTTGTTCTGTCATTTTTATTGTTGTTTGGTTAGTAGTTGTTCTATTTGTCATAGTTTTTTTTAAATTGCATATTACTCATTTCGTTGCACTACATTCCGTCATACGCTCTCTAACAGCCATGAAACAGCATTTGCGAAAAGCAAACGACTGTTTCCTTTGGTGTTGTAGGTAATAAGCCTACTCGTGCCATTCTCCAAGTATAGGTGTCAGGGCTTTCATTTCGTCAAGTGTAACGGGCTTACAATTCAGCTCCGAAATAGTCAAATCACAAGTAAGTAACTTATCACTTTCGTAAGTAAATTCTACTTCTAAAACGCCCTTAGCATATCTGTTGGTATGGTATTGGTCGTGTTCATACTGTTGGGTCAGTTCAAACCCAAGCCCTTTTAATTCATTTTCTGTCATTCTATTAAGTTTTAGCTGTTAATCAAATCCGTAGGCTTACATACCTACAACACGGGCTATAAAGCCATACAAGTACAGGCTCATAGCCCAGTACCGTTATAAACAATAAAATTA